TGCAAGACAAGGGCACGCTCGACCGCAACTGGGCCATATGGCGCGACATGAAGGTGAACGGCCTAACAGGTAAATCTGTTGGGGCGAAGCACGGTGTCACCGCCACTCGGACGGCGCAGATTACCAAGAAACATTCGCGGCATGTGGAGTGGCACATCAGGTACCGAGGCGACCACATGGCCGACTACCCGCCAGCCATAGTCGAGGCGCTGTACGGCGTCGAGATCATCGAGCAACTCGGCTGCGCACCCTACATGCGCATGCCCGACGGACGTGAAGTACAACTTTAAGGAGACAGAACAATGAACGAAGACCCATCGGACGGCTCTGCCAGCCGCGCTGCGCGCGACGCTGGGTGTGAACAGGTGCTTGAGAACCAAGCATCGAGCTGGAAGGACAATTACGCATACTACGCCGAGAAGTTTCTCGACGAACGCCGCTTCAATGACCTGTTTACGGGCGAGGATGTACGCCTCTTCGTACTGCCGCACACTGGCGCGCCACTGCATCCCAACGCTTGGGGTGCCTCCGCTAGGGGCGTGCTTGGCCGCTGGATCAGACAAAAGTACATCGAGCTGCACAACATCGCCCCGACCAAGTCGCTGAAGAGCCACGCCTCACGCATCCCGCAGTACCGGGTAATTAAATAAAGGAGAATACCAATGAACGACCAAGCAGCATTTCCAGTAGTAGTTCCCGCAGACTGGGACAGCGTCCAAAACGGCATGAGCCTGCGCGACTACTTCGCCGGGCAGGCGCTCACCGGCATGCTGGCTGGCCGACAGCCGAACAACGCCTACCCACTCGAGCACCTTGCCCAAATGAGCTACGCCACCGCCGACGCCATGATCGAAGCGAGGGGCGAATAATGGCCAGACCGATGATTTACCCGATGGGCACGCTGGAAGTCGGCGAGGTGGCAACCATGCCAGCCGACAAGCCCGGCTTGGCTAAACGCACCACCCGCAACGCCAGCCAGTACGGCATCCGCAACGGCAAGACATTCAAGTGCCGCACGATTAACGGCGTCACCTTCATCACGAGGCTAACATGACCGACAACACACCGCTATTCGCCATAATCATCGGGCTGGCGGCACTCACCGCCTATCTGATCGCGACAAGGCCCCCGGTAACAGCGCAAGAGCGCGAAGAGATGGAAGAGGATTGGTGGGGATGACACCGAGACAGAAGAACCTCGCCGCCATAGACGCCATCGCGCAGGAGCACGGCTACACGGTCGAGGACATCCTCGGCAAGTCGCGGACGAAGCATCTGGTGGCTGTGCGCCGCCTGTGCATCCTGATGCTCCGACAGAAAGGCTTTTCAACGACCGAGATAGGCCGGGTAATGGGCCGCGATCACAGCACCATCGTGCATGCGTTAAATAAACCTGTTGACACCTGCAACCAACTGCTTGTAGGGAAGTCGGACCAACAACAAGAGGACGACAAAATGATCAACTGGACCAAAGACGAACGCGTTGCGACACTGCTTCCGCAAATCATTGCGCACTACCGCACGGAAGACGAGTTCTCGCTTGAGCACGAAGCCAAGCTGGAGCTAATCCGCGAAGAGTATATGTGGGAGCGCTCCAACGACTATCGCGGCGAGTGCGCCGACGACTTCGAAGAGTGGCACGGCCAGCCGACGGTCGAAGAGTTCATTGAGGCGCACCTCGATGCGTAAGCGCCAGATTTCACCCGCCATCAGGAAGGTCAAGACACCGACCGGCAGCGGCGTTGACACGTCGCCGATAGGCATCGAGCCTAAGACGCGCCAGCTTATCGACGACGCCTTCTTCGGGTCAAAGAACCTATGCGCCGCAATCTTGGCCTCCGGCAAGACGCACGGCCCCATGACGCAGGAACAGCAGACCGCCGCCATTGAGTACGCGCACAGCGTCAAATTCGTGAACACCGTTGCGCGTCCCGTCCGCAACGAACCACCGCGCAGGCTGCGCTTAGTAGATTGGAACCTATCGAAATGAGTAAGAAGATAACAGCCGCAGTCGAGGCCGAGAAGGCCGCCGTCATTGAGATGCTGACAACGATGCAGAGCGGCATAGACGTCGCCGCACGCACCGCAGGCCCTGCGGACATCGGCACACTGCGCTTTGCCAGCGGCTTTGTAGGCGGCATTATTGAGAGCCTCGAAGACAATCTGCATCGCGGAGAGGCCCCGCAGCCGAAGTCATCAATTATTTTGCCGTAGGGGTATTGCATCTGCAATCAACTTGTGTATTGCAGGCGGACCAACAACGAAGGGATACACACATGGACGACAAAGAACTCGCCGAGAAGGTTAACGCCATACTGGCCGACATCCTCGCGGAGGCGTCATGCATCGCCGCCGAGAGCGAAGACATCATCACCATGAACGAGGCCATACAGCAGGCGGTGCATAACCTCGCCAACGACCCAGACGGCACGCTACACTGAGGGGAGACAGACAATGCTACACGCACTCATAAACATCGCGCTTATCGCGGCATTCGCATTCACCATTTGGACCATCTACTACACACTGAAGGGGAACTGACATGATGGACGTTATCAATCCGTGGGGCGCAGTGCGCCGCCTACGCAAGGAACTGGAGGCTGGCCACGCCGCGCATCTGGAGGAAAAAGAAAAGTGGGCGGCCTTAAACCGCAAGCTGGAGGCGCAGATCGCGCAAGGCCACTTCCGCAATCCGAAGACCGGCTGTATCGGCCCAAAGGGAAAGACATTCAAATGACCGACACCGTTGACAGCGTCCTATCCGAAGCCCGCAAGGCACTGGTCAAGCGCGACCGTCTGGCCGAGCAACTGCGGCAGGCCGATATGGAACTGAGCCAGCTCACGCAGCGCTACCGCACTGTGTCCAAAATCTGGATCACGTCGCCGCTCATGCTGCGGCACGCCGTTGAGGCGCGCATCGGCAAGAAGCTGGCCGCATAATGGAGATTGAAATGACAGGCATCCAGAAGGCCATAGACATGGCGGGCGGCGCAAATCCGCTCGCCGCAAAGCTCGGCGTATCGCATCAGGCGGTGTACGTCTGGCTGCGCAAGGGCTGGGTGCCAGCCCAACGCGCCTTAGAGATCGAGAAGCTGTTTGACATCCCACGCGTGGAGCTGTTTAAGCCACAGCTTGCCGCTCTCTTTGCATCCAACTAAACCATGAGCGAGGAGGGACCGCCCATGGGCAACGTACAGCCAATTACACCACACAACACGTCCGTGCTGGCACCCGCCGAGCTGCGGGAGCTACAGGGCTGGCTCATCTGGCGGTTCGAGCAAGACCCCGACAACCCTAACGGCAAGCCGCTCAAGGTGCCCTACTACGCCGACGGCGGCAAGCGCCACGGCAAGCAGGGCGGCTTAGACGACCGTGGCCGCATGACCACCTTCGCAGCAGCCCGTGACGCGGCTGCCCGGCGCGGCTTCACTGGCGTCGGTCTGGCCCTGATGCCCGAGTTCGGCATCACGGCCCTCGACTTCGACAACTGCGTCGACGCGCAGGGTAAGCTGCCGCCAGAGATTGAGCAGATCGCCAGCCAGACCTACGCCGAGTATAGCCCGAGCGGCATGGGCGTCCGTGCCTTCGTGCGCGGCTCCTACGGCAATCGCAAGTCGCCGACCGAGGGTAACGACTACGGCTTTGAGGTATTCACCAGCAACGGCTTCGTGACCTTCACCGGTAACGCGATGCCCTATACCGACCTGCTCGGCCTTGAGGACACCATTGCCGATCTGGACACGCTGGTCGCCCCGCTCTGCGCGGCGCGCTTTGCCGCGACGCAGCAGCGCGAGGTTGACCCCGACGACTTCATGGTCGGACGCGAGCCGAAGATTGGCCTGACCATCTCCCAGATGGAAGAGCTGCTGTCTGTGCTCGACGCAGACATGCCACGCGAGGATTGGATCAGGGTCGGCATGGCCCTGCACCACGAGTGCGACGGCGACGACACCGGCTTTGAGATGTGGAACGACTGGTCTTCGGACGGCGAGAAGTATCCGAGCGAAGAAGGTTTACGGACACAGTGGGACAGCTTCGAACGCCGCAAGGGTTCGGGCCACCGTCAGGTGACCATGGCGTCCGTTATCAAGATGGCAAAGGAGGCAGGCGCACCATCCACCCCGCGCCCCACCTTGGCGGCAACCGTTGACGACTTGCGCGCAGCAATGAGCGCGGTTGCCGCCACGCCTACGTTGGGTGTGTTCACGCCCGAAGATTACACAGGCCGCTTCCCGATCACGTCACTGGCCGTCAGCATCATGCTGGAGCCGGGCGGATGGCTGGTTAAGAATGTGCTGCCCGCCGCTGGGCTGATCGTGCTGTTCGGTGCGTCAGGCTCAGGCAAGACCTTTGTCGCGATTGACTTAGCCTACGCCATTGCGATGGGCGTCCAGTGGCGCGGCAACCGCGTAAAGAAAGGCCGCGTGCTGATCATCGCCGCCGAGGGCGGCAAGGGCATGAGCAAACGCCTGAAGGCGTACCTCAAACACCACAAGATCGACCCGAACGACGCCGACATCGGCCTGCTGACCGTGCCGCCGAACTTCCTGCTGTCCGAGGACGTGACCGAGTTGGCTGCGGCTGTCGCTGCATCCGGCGGCGCGGACGTCATCATCGTTGACACCTTTGCGCAGGTGACACCCGGCGCGAACGAGAACAGCTCTGAGGACGTCGGTCTGGCGCTGGGCAACGCACGTGCGCTGGAGATGGCCACAGGCGCGACAATCTTGGCGGTGGACCACAGCGGCAAGGACGCGTCGAAGGGCGTGCGCGGATGGTCAGGTAAGTTTGCGGCGGCGGACGCGGTGCTTGAGGTCTTGAAGTACGAGAACGGCACCCGCGAGCTGCGCATCGCGAAGATGAAGGACGGCGACGACGGCCTGAAGTGGGGCTTCCGTCTGGAGACCATAGTCGTCGGTGTGGACGCCGATGGCGACGCGATCACGAGCTGCGTTGCTGTTGAGGCTGACGTGCCTGCGCCGGTGGTTCAGGAGATCGGCCCCAAGGCCCAGCGCTTTGGTCCGAAGGAGCGCCACGTGCTTGAGATCATCGAGAGCGAGTACGAGGGCGTCGAGCGCGCACCTATGGCCGAGCTGTTCGACAAGTGCCTCGCCGCCATGACCAAGCCAGAGCCACCGAAGCGCGACCTGCGCCGCCGCGATCTGGAGCGTGCAATCCAGTCGCTGGCCAAGCGCAAAGACCCGCTGATCGAAATAAAGAACGGACATGTAATTTTTTGCATTTAGGGGTTGACCCCTGCAACCAGCTAGTTTAGAGACCGTGTCACCAACAACACGAAAGGGAAAATACAAATGGCTACTCAATTTAATACTATCGACCTCGCCGGTTCGGTCGTTGACCGTCTGGGCGACATCAAGGCCCAGATCGCCGAACTGAAGGCAATCGAAGCCAACCTCATCGGCATCCTCGTCAATGGTGGCGAGGCCGCAGTGGACGGCAACACATTCCGCGCCACCGTCTCCACCGTCGCCGAGCGTTCGTCGCTCTGCGCCAAAGCAGCCGAAGCCAAGCTCCGCGAGTTGGGCGTTGACGGACGTTGGTTCAGCAAGAACCAGAAGGTCACCAAGGGTTACACGACCGTCAAGGTCGTAGCGAGGAAGGCATGATTTTAGCCGCAGAATACACGTCGGGTACCAATCGGTACCCGCCAACCCTCTACATCAACCGGATCGCGGACGGACGCCGTTCGAACGTGGCCGCCTTTACCGTGTCAGGCAAGCGCGAGGCGCGCAAGCTGGCAAAGCAACAGGGAGCAGAACCATGGAATTTTTAGACCGCAGCCGCTATCGCCTGTGCGAGGACAGCAAACTTCTCGAGGAGGCAAAGTACAACCCCACCGCAGAGCTGGCCGTAGTGCTGGGCGAGCGTCTGGAAGAAGTGCAGTTCGAAAACGACAAAGAGATCGAAGAGCTGCGGGAACGCGCCGCCGACTTTGAACGCGACGCCAACCGGCTCGATGACGAGCTTTGCGAACTGCAACATAAAATCGACGTGCTTGAGCTGATGCTCAGTACGCGCGACGAAACTATTGAAGAACTGAGAAAAGGAAACTGATAGATGATAAAGATTGAGATAACAGGACACAGCACTGTTGAATTGGCGGACAAGATGCTTGGCATCGCCGGAAGTTTGCTTGCTGCCGACTACAGGCGCATTTACGCTGCCCGTCAGGCTTTGGAAGGGAAGGCGGAGGTCGCCGAAGCCGCACCCGTGGACCCTACTCCGGCCCCCAAGAGTGCCCCCGCTGCCGAAGTTACCGGGAACCCGCTAACGACGACGGAAGCCTCTTCTACCCCTGCCCCTGCGGCATCGGTCTCTGAAGACGAAGAGCTGGAGGTCGTTGACCTGCCAATCGCCACGCTCGACATCGAAGCCGACGTGCGCCCTCTGATCCTCAGCGTTGTCGAGAAGCGCGGCAAGCCGGTTATGGAAGAGCTTCTGTCCCGCTTCGGTGTGGTTAAGGCGTCCCACATTGAGCCAGCTCGGCTCCCCGAACTGGTCGCCCTCATGCAAGAGGCGTTGGCGAAGTGAGCGTCCACGCCAAACTAAGCCCGTCCGGCGCGCACCGCTGGATGGCGTGCCCCGGCAGCGTGGCGCTTGAGGCACCGTTCCCCGACAGCAGCAGTGAATTTGCTGCCGAGGGGACACTGGCCCATGAGCTTGCGTCAGAGTGCCTCATAAGCGGCGCGGACCCCGCGCTGTTGATCGGCAAGCCAGCCACCGTTGACGGCTTCGACTTCACCATCGACCAGACTATGGTCGACCACGTCAAGGACTACATGAGCCTTGTCCGTGAGTACGCCGAAGGCGGCGAGCTTCTGGTTGAGAAGCGCGTCGGCATCGGCCACCTGACCGGTGAGGAAGGCGCGGGCGGCACGTCCGACGCAATCATCATCAAGGGCAGCGAGATCATCATCGTTGACCTGAAGTACGGCATGGGTGTGCGCGTTGACGCGGGCGACAATCCGCAGCTCATGATCTACGCCCTCGGCGCGTTGAACGAGTACGACCTCGTCGCCGACTTCGATACGGTCACGATGGTTATCCACCAGCCGCGCCTGAACCACGTCAGCGAGCACAGCCTCCCTGTTGAGGAGCTGTTGAAGTTTGCCGATGAGGTACGCGGCGCAGCGGACACGGTGCGGTCATCTGACGCGCCCCTCGCGCCCGGCGAGAAGCAGTGCAAGTTCTGCAAGGCCAAGGCGACCTGCCCAGCCCTGCGCGCAGAGATGGCCGAAGTGGTCGGCGGCGCAGCGGACCTGAGCGACTTTGCCGATCTGGTACCGGAAGAGATTACGCCGGACACCAGCGACAACTACCTGCCTGTGGCCATGTCGAAGATTGAACTGGTCGAGCAGTGGTGTAAGGCTGTGCGTGCGGAAACAGAGCGCCGCCTGCTTGCGGGTCAGCCTGTCACCGGCTACAAGCTGGTCGAAGGGCGCGCTGGCAACCGCGACTGGAGGGACGCAAAGGCCGTCGAGGAGATGATGAAGAAAACCTTCCGCATGCGTGACGATCAGGTCTATGACTTCAAGCTGATAAGCCCCACAAAGGCCGAGAAGGTGTTCAAAGAAAACCCCAAGCGCTGGGCGAACCTGCAAGAGCAGATCGTTCGGAGCGAGGGCAAGCCATCAGTGGCACCCGCCACCGATAAACGTCCAGCAATGGACATCAAACCCGTCATGGATGATTTCCGTGACTTAACTGCAAACTGAGGAAATGAAAAATGCAAGTAATGCTTAAAAATATCCGTATCGCCTTCCCAGCTCTGGGCACGCCGCAATCCTTCGGCGAGGGCGAGCCAGCCTACGGAGCAAAGCTGATCGTCGACCCGAAGGGCGAACACGTGAAGCAAATCAAGGACGCCATCTTGGACGCGGCCAAGGACAAGTGGAAGGACGAGGCGCAAGAGGTAATCGACGCCCTGACCGACGACAAGAAGGTCTGCTATGTTGAGGCCGAGTACCGCAACAAGAAGACACGCCAGCCATATGCGGGCTTTGAGGACAAGTTCTATCTGTCCGCACGCAACGCAGGCACACAGCCTACGGTCGTTGACCGCCTCGGCAATGAAGTCACCAACAAGGCGGAAATTGAGCGTCTGATATACTCGGGCTGCTACGTCCACGCGTCGGTCGACATCTGGCCACAGGACAACAAGTGGGGTCAGCGCATTAACTGCACCCTGCGCGGTGTCATGTTCGCCAACGACGGCGAGAACTTCGGTGGCGGCTCAACGGCATCGGCCAGCGAGTTTGCTGACTTCGCCATCGACGCGGAAGACCTGCTCTGATGTCTGACATCGGACACAACCTCGTCGCCGGTGACGAACTTCGCCTTCTGGTTGAGCGTATCGAAAAGATGGAGGAGGAGAAGAAGGACCTCGCCGCCGACATCAAGGACGTTTATTCCGAGGGCAAGTCTCGCGGATTTGACGCCAAGATCATCCGGCAGATCGTCCGTCTCAGGGCCATGGACCCTGACAAGCGGCAGGAAGAACGCTACCTTGTTGACACATATGCGTCGGCTATTGGCCTCGACCTGATTTAACGCTATAGGGACGGCGCGACGGTTGGATGCTCCGGCATCAGTTGGAAGCAACCGTCGCGCCCTCTTTTCTGGCGGACCGCGCCACGCACCGGGTGATCCCTCCCCCGTTGTTGGTAACTAGCGCGGCGCGGTCCACCAGAACTGAGGGACACATGCAAATACTTTACCTAGACCTTGAGACCTACAGCCCCGTGCCAATCACGCACGGCACGCACCGCTACGCCGAAGAGGCTGAGGTGCTGTTGGTCGCCGTCGCTGTGGACGACCAGCCCACTGATGTGTGGGACACGCAGCAGCGTCCCGCGTGGAAGCGCGACCTTCAGTCTCTTATCAACGCAGCCGAGCGCATCGTCATCCACAACAGCCACTTCGACCGCACCGTGCTGCGCCACTGCGGCTTGGACGTGCCGGTGGAGAAGATACGCGACACGATGGTGCAGGCGCTGGCCCACAGCCTCCCCGGCTCGCTGGGCACGCTCTGCGACGTCCTCGGCGTGCCGACTGATAAAGCTAAAGACAAGGCGGGCAAAAAGCTGATACACTTGTTCACGAAGCCACGGCCAAAGAATATGAAGTTGAGGAGAGCGGACAGTGTCAGTCACCCCACCGAATGGAACGAGTTCATCGAATACGCCCGCCTCGATGTGGACGCGATGCGAGACGTATATGGACGTCTGCCGAATTGGAACAATAGTCGGAGTGAGCGGAACCTTTGGCGAATTGACCAAGGAGTTAATGACCGTGGCATCGCCATCGACCTTGAACTCGCCCACGCAGCCCTTCGAGCTTTTCGAAGAACTTCAGGAACTCTGGCCGCTCGTGCAGCCGATCTGACAGGCGGACACGTAACGAAGCTGACGCAGGGCGCGCGCTTCCTACAGTATCTGCGGGACTACCACAATTTCACCCCAAACAACTTGACCAAGGGCACGGTCGCGGAACTGCTCCGCAGCGATGGGCTTACGCCCTTCGTGCGCGAGCTGCTGGAAATCCGGCAGCAGGCGGCGGCCACCTCACCCGCAAAGTATAAAGTCCTGCTTGACGCTACGTCGTCCGACGGTCGCCTGCGCGGCACGCTACAGTTCTGTGGCGCATCGCGCACAGGCCGTGACGCGGGGCGGATATTCCAGCCGCAGAACCTGCCGCGTCCGACGATGGACGCCGACGTGATCGAGGGCGGCATCGCGGCGATGAAGCTGGACTGCGAAGACCTGCTGTTCGACAACGTGACCGACCTGTGCTCGTCCGCCGTGCGCGGCTGTCTGGTGGCCCCTGCGGGCCGCAAGCTGGTCATCGCCGACTTGTCCAACATCGAGGGCCGCGTGCTTGCGTGGCTGGCGGGTGAAGACTGGAAGGTCAAGGCCTTCTACGACTTCGACCGAGGCATCGGGCACGACCTGTACGTGGTCGCCTACGCCAAGGGCTTCAATGTCGATCCCGAGGTCGTCGTCGATAACAAGAAGAACGGCGACGGGTCCATGCGCCAGTACGGCAAGACGATGGAGCTGGCGTGCGGCTATCAGGGCGGCGTCGGAGCCTTCCGCACGATGGGCGGCCCAGCGGTCGCGGCCATGACGGACGAGGAAATCCAGCCACTGGTCAGCGCGTGGCGCAAGTCGCACCCCAATGTGGTTAAGCTCTGGTACGGCGTCGAGGCTGCGGCCAAGCAGGCCATACGGAAGCCGGACGACCTGTCCCACTACGACAGGCTCCAGTTCGACATGAAGGACGACTGGCTGCGCATCAAGCTGCCCAGCGGGCGCTACCTGTCGTACCGCAACGCCAAGATCGAGGATGGGCGCATCACGTTCGAGGGCGTAAACCAGTTCACCAAGAAGTGGGAGCGGATCGAGACCTATGGAGGCAAGCTGGTGGAGAACATCGTTCAGGCCGTTGCCCGCGACGTGTTCATGACCGGCATGGTCGGCGCGGAGGAGCACGGCTACGAAGTCTGCATCCGCGTGCACGATGAGCTGATCACCGAGACGCCAGATACAGCCGACTACACTGTCGTTGAGTTGTCATCAATTATGGCCACCAATCCATCGTGGGCTGTCGGCCTGCCACTGGCTGCGGCTGGGTTTGAGACCCTCCGCTACAAGAAGGACTGAGGCATGTTCACGCAACTGAACCCGTCGATCCCTATGGACACGCCCAAAGGCTCTGGCCTCGCGCTGGCCGTCATCGACTACGGGCTGGAGCACAGCCTGCTCTGGGTCGTCGCAATCGACGACACAGGCGAGGTCTGGTGCGTGCCGAACGCCGACGTCCGCATGCAGAAGAACTGGTCCGCCGGTCGGCCCGGAGAGTGGCTGGAAACGACATGACGCCCGCAGGCAAGCTACAGGACTATCTGAAGCAGAAAGTGCAGAAGAGCGGCGGCCAGTACCGCAAGGTGCGCTGGGAGGGCCGCAACGGCTGCCCAGACTGCTTTGTGTGGTGGCAGTGGCCGCACGCCGCCTTCATTGAGATAAAGGCGTTCGGCGACCGCGTCAGCAAGGTACAGGATCGCGAGATCGAGCGCATGCGGATGTACGACTTGCCGGTCTACATTGCGCGGTCGAATGAAGACATAGACGAAATTGTGGAAAAAGTGCGAAAGGGGTTGCAACCAGTTAGTTGATGTGCCATTGAGGCTTACCAACAACGGAGAATTGACATGAAAACTACTGCACACATTTATGAATACCGTGAAGGTTCAGACGATCCCCGCGCCATTGAAGGCGGCGGCGGCTCAAAGTGGCGTTTGATAGAAACGCGCACTGCGTCACTTTGGTTGATCAAAGCCTATGTCAGGGCGCTGGCAAACCGATACGACGAGCATTATAAGCTCCAAATCGTTTCGCCTCGTTGAGCATGACACGTACCTTCGTACCACACGACTATCAGCAGGACGCCATGCGCTTCCTGTACGACGTGCCGCGCTGTGCGTTGTGGATGCCGATGGGTGGCGGCAAGACCGTCACCACGCTCACCGCGCTGGACAACATGTCCGTCGTGGACGACATCTACCCCGTACTCGTGCTGGCCCCCTTACGCGTCGCGAAGTCAACGTGGCCCGAGGAGGTCCAGAAGTGGGACCACCTGTCGCACCTGACCGTCAGCGTCATCACCGGCACGCAGAAGCAGCGCGAGCGTGCGGTGGCTAAGGACGCCGACATCTACTGCATGAATTACGACAACATCGGCTGGCTCCGCAGGGAGCTGGGCGACGCGTGGCCGTTCAAGACTGTGGTCGCGGACGAGTTCACCCGCCTGAAGTCCTTCAGGCTGCGTCAGGGAGGCTCTAGGGCGCGCATGCTGGGTCAGGTGGTCCACGGTGAGGGGAGCCGCTTTATCGGCCTCACAGGGACGCCTGCGCCCAACGGGGTCAAAGACCTGTGGGGGCAGATATGGTTTCTGGACAAGGGCGAGCGGCTGGGCCGCACGTTCAGCGCCTTCGAGCAGCGGTGGTTCCGCAAGGGGTACGACGGCTACAGCCTTGTGCCGTACGAGCACACGCAGCGTGAGGTTGAGGAGAAGCTGCGCGACGTCTGCCTGACTGTCCGTGCGCTGTCCGTCGAGGAGCCGAACGTGGTGCCGGTCTACGCCGACTTCATCCCGTCGGTGCGCAAGCTGTACGTGTCGATGGAGACGGAGATGTTCGCGCAGCTCGCGGAGAACGAGGTCGAGGCGGCCAACGCCGCCGTGCGGACGCAGAAGCTGTTGCAGATATCCAACGGCGCGCTGTACGTGGGCGACGAGGGGAAGTGGGAGGAGATACATAATGCCAAGCTGGATGCGCTGGAGAGCATTATCGAGGAGGCTAACGGCGCGCCCGTGCTGGTGGCCTATAACTTCAAGCACGATCTCGAACGTCTACAAGCTCGTTTCCGTCAGGGTCGGGTGCTGGACGCTAACCCTGATACGATCAGGGATTGGAACGCCGGGCGGGTGCCGATACTATTCGCTCACCCTGCGTCGGCGGGGCACGGCCTCAACCTCGCGGACGGGGGCAACATCCTCGCCTTCTTCGGGGTCAACTGGAACTTAGAAGAGCACATGCAGATCATTGAGCGCATCGGCCCCATGCGCCAGAAGCAGGCGGGGCATGATCGCCCGGTGCTTATATACCCGATACTGGCGCGCGACACCGTGGACGAGGTCGTCATGGAGCGCCTGTCAAGTAAGCGCAGCATTCAAGAAGTGTTACTAGAGGCAATGAAATCTCGGAGGAAGAAATGAAAATTATCAAAGAGATAAACGAGGAACTCAACGAAATGGCTAAAGTGCCAGAGCCAAAGGCTGCTGAGTTGCTGGGCCGCGCTGCGGCGCACATGCACGACCGATCCTCGACCTATGACGAGCCAGAGGGCGAGCGTTCAATGGGCAAGATCGTGACGGCCTTCAACGCCATCACGGGCCGCGACCTGACTGAGAGCGAGGGTTGGATGTTCATGCAGCAGGTCAAGCTGGTGCGCCTGTTTACGCGCAGCGACTACCACGCCGACAGCGCCGAGGACAACATAGCCTACGCCGCGTTGCTGGCCGAAGCGAAGGGAGACGGACGTTGAGCGAAGACAGCTACGACAAGGTGCTGGTCGCGTTAAACATGCCGCGCACCCGCGAAAACTATTTGTGGGTGATGTACGATGGCAACATCCCAGAAGATTGGGACGAAGAGGCCGAGGAGCAGTTGCCCCCCGACCTTCGTGTTACTTGACTTGGAACATGCGGCGCACGGGTTTTCCGAGTAGGTCCGCAATCAGGAACCGCGCCTCGTCCGGCGAGCTTGAGTTGTTCCAGATGTCGGCAATAGCTTTCTTCAGTTCAGG